AAATTCTCTCCGGATGTACTCATTATGCCTTGAGCGATGTATTTGTCATAAGGCACTCCTTCTCTCTGTATGGCTTCCTCAATCTTTGCTTCAGGGAGCCAATAGTGAGAGACGATGTTCAGGATTCCATCCTTCTCGACTACCACACAAGCCGATGTCATATCTGTTGTCTGTGATAAGTCGATGCCGACCACTCCATACTTGTCTCGCAGATCCTCGAGCTCCATGTGGCTGCCGGATGCCTTCCGGACATCAGAAGATGAAAGCCAAGCCTGACTCTGATTCTGCTTGACATTTGCGACCTTGATCATGAACTCATTCTTCTCTTGGAATGAGCTCTCTGCGATCTTTATCTTTTTGAGAAGATCGTTGATGGACAAACTGACATTGAGATTCGGATTGCTCTTCTGAAGCTCATTGATGTCATCCCATTTCTTCTCATCGTCTATCATGTAGAAGAACGGAAGAAGTGTTGTCTCCTCGCTGTCGCCGAGGAGCATCCTCGTAGACCTTGTGAAGAGATTGTCATAGACTCCCTCATTCATCCGGTTCGCTGTGCTTATGCTCACGATCAGAGGCTCTCGTCTCTTCGTTGTGCCGGATAAGAGAGTGCTGTAGAGGTCGAGGCCTCTCTGTCCCTCCCAAGCTCCAAATTCATCGCATAGTGCCATCGATAACGAAAGGCCATCAGCCGATTTGGAATTGGACGACAGAGCTTCAGCAGATGTGTTTGTGCTTGGACAATAGATGTCTGTCCTTCTCTTCTTCACGATAGAGGACAGCTCGTCTTCCTTCAGGATGGCCTGACAAAATGCATTGAATCCCAGCTTGGCCTGATCGAGCTTCGTTGCTGTGAAATAGATCCTTTTTCCATAGTCGGCATCGGCATAGTAAACATAGAGAGCCATCATTGAGGCGAGAAGTGTCTTTCCGTTGCCTCTGCCCATGGAGATCACTATCTCCTTGAATTGTCGATAACCCTCTGCATCCACTATTCCGAATATGCATGAAAGCATTGCCTTCTGCCACAGCTCCAGCTTGATCAAGTTTGGAGCAAGCTCGCCTTCGTGATGATGGCCAAATGTTTCAATGAATCGAATCGGCCTCTCTGCCTTCTTCGGATCATAGAAGAATCGCTTCTCCTTCAATCCGTTGATTATGTATTCATAAACGAGATGGATCCATTTCCCTACAATGATGCTTCCATCCTGAATCTTCTGATAATACTCGAAGATATAGTTTGTTTTGTCAGCTTTAGCCATTGAGGAATTGTGTCAGCTTGGAATCCTTCTTCTCCTTCGGCAGATATTGAGAGAGGAACTTCATTGAGGCCTGATAGAGCTTGTAGAAATGCTCATAGCTGTTCATCTCGGCACTCATCTTCGTTCCAAACTGATTCGCTCCGTTCTGATATTCGTCTGTTGTTCCGGATTCGACCATCTTTGACCGGAGATCTTCCATCATGACCTTCTGAAAAGCCACTTCCTCAAAGTGTTTCATAAGGAAGTCCATCTCATTCTCGGTCACTCCGGAGAAAAGCTCCTGAAGATTGGCAATCTCGTTCTTAATCCGTGTTTTTATGGTTGTTTTCATTTCAGTTTTTGATAAAAATGTTCGTTTTTGCACCCGGCTCGAGCCTTTTTTCCAGTTTTTCTTGGGTCCTGCACCGGTCCTAACGACCTATTTGCTCGCCGTTTCGACCCCATGGCACCCTCTGTCCGATTTTTTGGACACACTCGGCGTACTTTGTCGCCTTCATCGGCTCTCATCGTTCGGTATTTGAATCTCTCCGAACTCGTCAATATAGAATCGTTCGTCTCCTCTGTATTCTCTGTGCAGCTCGGCATGACAATCCTGACATACTGATTCGAGATTGTCCGGATCTAAACTTATGCGAGCATCATCTATGTTCTCCGGAGAAAGATGAATGATATGATGCACAGCTTTTGCTGGTGTCAGCTTCCCTTTCTTCAAACATTCCTGACATAGATGCAGATCTCTCTTCAGCACATAATCTCTTGTCTTGATCCAAGCCTTGCTGTGATAGAACTCTTTTGCGAACTCCCTCATCCTTTGCTCCTTTCATGCATAACAAAAGAGACCGGCTGTAGCTTTCCGGTCTCTTCCGTTTGGTTAGATTATTTCAAGGAATTGAAAAGATCTAAAAGAAGAATTTAGTTTGGATGAGTGATTTCTCGTTGCCTTGATCTTGTTCCTCACGATCTACACTAACATCATATCATTATCAAAACTGCACTAAAATGAACTCTTTTCGTCAAGCTGATTGATTCTCCTCGTCATCTCCTGAATCCCTTTTCTCCGGAGCTTGAAGACATTCCGGAGGCTCATGAACATCTCGTCTGCGATGGTGTCGAAGGATTGGAAGAAGATAAATCTTCTCTTCAAGACCTCTTCTTGATAGTCGTCTGTCGAGTATGTCTCGATCAGGTCTCTGATGGCTCGCTTCTGCTCCTTCGCTTCTCGTATCTGTCGGAGGATCACTTCCTCCTCGTCTGCCACTTCCGAAGCGAGATCTCCAACCGGATCAGAAGGCAGATTCCCTCTGCCTCCTCCGTCTGTCTTCATCGGCTTAACAATGTCACCATATTGTTGTCGCAATGTTTGGAGCTCTGTGAGAAGGAACCGGATCTTTCTCTCGATCACGATTCCCTCCTTCAGCTTCTGCTCGATTTCTCTGTATGTTGTCATCTTATTCGCAGAGACTCTCCTCTCTCTCCCAAGTGTGCGAAGCTCTGTGTTCCCATGATCTCAAGATAGTTTCGGAGCTGTTCTGTGTCAGGCTTCCAAGTATAGACCTTGAATCTCTCCGGCAATGCATCTTCGTTGTCGATATGAACCGGAAGAGCTCCTCCGTTCTTTTGGATGCCAATCGTGAAATGCTCTGTTGTGATCTTTCTCTTGTCCGTCAAGACCATTGCTTCCTGAAGGTTCAGCTTCATGGTGTTGATGTTGTTCTCTATGGTCTGCCTTCTCCTCTTCAGCCTATCCTCTTCTTTTTTGAGCTTCTCTGCCTCTGCCTGAAGCTCTTTGATGACGATGGCATAATTCTCTGCCTTCACATCTATCGAGTCGGAAATGGCCTCCAAAGTTGTCAGGATGGCCTCCTGATCCACATCCTCATCCTCCATCATTTCCAGCACAGCTCGATAATTCTCTTTCAATTCGTAAAGTGTCATTTTTTCCTCCTCAATATTTGACTCCTATTGTGTCCAGCACATATCCGAGACCTAATCCATCATTGCTCGGCATCCATTTTCCATCCTTCCATTGACCTCCATTGATGCAATACTGATAGAGCCTCGGATGTGTCTTCTTCAGCCTTTGGAATCTGTTCGGCTCTTTGTCGAGATGACATCCGAACATACAGAAAACACAGCCTGTTCTTTTTGCTCCTGTGGTCTCAAGAAGCTCTCCTTCTGTGGACATGTCTCCAATGTCATAGATGTTCATCTGCCCTTCCACTTGATCCTTGAGTTTGACTCTGATGTCTCCATATATCTCCTTGCAATATGGAACATCATTCTCATCTATGTATCGGAGGACATCCTGTTCCGTCCAGAATGACATTGGTTTGCTTTTGGGATGCTTTGAATCAAAGATGTTGCATCCGAATTTGATCCAAGCCGTTTCTCTTAATAAGCTCTCTTCTGTCATTGTTGCCACCATTGATGCTCTCTTACTTTCTCCTTCCCATTTGTACAATGGAGATTTCTTCATGTAATAACAGCATTTGTCTGATATATCGAACGGAGCTTCCAGCAGGAACTCCCACTTCTTCAGAGAATATATGCTCCCATCAAATTTTCCTGATCCATGAAGCATCATGAGAGACCTTCCGTTTCCAATTCTCGCCGAATAGATATGCTTAGCACATTCCTTTGATATGACAGGATATCCAGATTTCTCAACGACTTCCTTGAATGTCAGCTTCGGCTTCACAGCGACAACATTCGGCTGACTCATTGCGAACTTCCTGATTTCAGGATATTCCAAGCCTGTGTCAGCAAAGACCGAAGGCACATCAGGATAAATGCTCTCAACAATATGCTTCAGAACAGAGCTGTCCTTCCCTCCTGAAAAGCTGACATATATCTGACCATCCCAATATTCATACCATGAACGGATGCGATCCATCGTCATCATGACTTTCACCTCAAGAGGAAGAGATTGCCATTGTTTCAGCTCTTCTCTTGTGTGCTTTTCTTCTGTCATTCTTCTTCCTCCAATCTGTAGATCCTCACTTCTGTCCTCGGCCTTTCCTTGTCAATAAGCACCTCGCTCCCATCCATCCGAGCGATGATGTTGAAGCTGTCATCTGCAAGCACTCCGTAATGAACAAGAATGTCACAGATAGCTTGCTCCAAGTTGACGAGATCCACTCGCCTCTTTGTTCTCCGGTAGAACTTACATTCCAAGTTGACTCGCTCGTTGATGGCCTCAAGGCCTTCAGGGAAGCCGAGATAAAACCCAGCTCCCTTCTGATATGCTTCGAACTCTTTGGAGGGAATGATTCTTCTCCCTCCACCTACACGGATGATTCGTGAATTGTTCTTCTTGGTCTTCGGCTCCAGCTCGATGGTC